TCCGATCTGCGTTCTGGCGGGTCGTGTAGCCCATGCCGGTGAACAGGTCCCGGCGATCCATGAACAGGACGCCGTCATGATCTCCGTCGGCCTGCTTGCGACGCTTCACCCAGACGAAGGCGAGGCTCGAGTAGCGGAAGCCCCATGCGTTCATGACGAGGAAGGCTTGCTGCAGGTGAGGGCCGGTCGTCCAAAGGAACAGATGGCAATCCTTGGCAGCCGACCCGGCGACGGGCAGGGCCTTGATGTCTGGCAGCGACATGGTCGGATAGTGATGCGAAGGCGAACGCCGCGTCTGCCCCTTCGGCGACCGGCTGGCGTGATGCCACGGCGGATCGGCGAGGATGCAGGAAAACGGCCCGGCGGGGAGACACTCGGTCACTCGGCCCCCCGATCATTGGCCGCGAACAGCTGTTCAGCGCGAGCGAGAGCGATCTTGCGGGGCAGGATGTCGCGAGCAGCCTCATAGGCCTCACGAGACATGCAGGCGGCGGCGCCAGGGGCGTCGGTATGGGCGACGAGCTTGATCCGGACAGCGGTCGCAAGGGACCGGCAGAAGTCGGCACGGTCGTCTGCCGGAAGCTCCGCGACAGCGCAGGAGATCAGGGCGGCGGCGCGGGCTTCGAGCGACTTCTGGCGGGCGGTCCGCTGGTCCCGGTTGTCCGAGCATTCCCGGCGGCGATCGATGCGGTCGATAACGAAGTTCTCTTTCGCGTTGGTCAAGCCACCCACCCATCGTTGTCATTGCTGGCGCGGCAGACGCGCTGGAGTGCCACTCGGGCGGCGGTCTCTGCGCCCTGGAACCCGGCGACGTCCTTGATGGCCCGGAGACAGCCTTCGATCTTCACCGTCTCGGTCACGATAACGTCGGCCTTCTGGCGTGCGTGGGTGATCTGCTGCTCGGTCATGCCGCCACCTTCTTGGCGGGGCGGGCGAACATCAGGGCGGTGTGTTCCTTGCAGTAGGACAGGCGGCCAGCGACCGGGGCGCAGCAGTAGGTCGTCTCCTCGCCGCGACCGATCGCGGGGGAGTTGGTCGGATAGGCGCACTCGCCTGCCTTGCGCGCGACAAGGCCATGAGGGCGCCGGTCGTTGGCGGGAGCGAGATCATCAGCCGATGGGGCGGCCGGGCCACGGGTCACCGGACGAGGCGTGACCTTCGTCGTGATCGGGATCGGCGGGCGGGGCGCGACAACGGCAGGCGCAGGGGCGGACGGGCGGTGATCGGAGATGATCTGGTACTGGACCGGCTTGCCACGTCCCTCAGCCGAACGAATGACCTTCAGGGCGCCGCGCTTCTCCAGCGTCTCCATCGTGAAGCCCATTGAGCCAGACGGAACGCCGGACCCTTTGCAAATCTGTGCCCAGGTCGCTGAGACCATCCCGTCCACATCCGCCGTGGTGGCGAGGAAGGCCAGAGCCTTTCGGCATCCCTCGGACAGAGGCCGTTCGCCGGGCGCTGCGGCCCGGACCACGGGGACGACGCTCTGGCGCGGCGCGGGAGCGAGGGGAGCCTCGTCGTTGGCCACCTTCGGGCCGCGGAGCTTCCGGCCATGGCGCAGGAAGGCGATCTTCTTGTCGCGGGCGCCGGTGCTCCAGCAGAGACCGCAGGAGGCGCAGGCCTCTGTGGCCTTGGTCTGGGCGGGGCAGACGATCGTGTCGGGTAGGTCGGGGTCTTCGTCGACTACGATGGCCTGTGAGCGCTCCGGGTTGCCGGCGCCGCTGGTGCGGATCGCGAAGCGGGACCATGCACCGTCAGTCAGCACCTTCAGGGCGCGGGCGATGCGGACAGTCTCAGGATCAGCGTCGTCGGTCCGCCGGGAGGTGTATCCAAAGACGGTCAACTGAGGGAATTGCTTGAGCAGCGAGGCCCAGATGTAGACGTACTCGACCGAGTAGAAGTCGCCCAGCACATGAAGGCGGATCAGAAGGCCATCGGGATGGGCTCGGCAGAGCGTCGTGACCTCAGCGATCAACAACCGTTCGAAGTCTGCGTCGGGGGTGTGGCGCCGGGCAAAGGGCATGGAGTTGCCGTAGCAGGACGCCCACTGCTGGCAGGACCTGGGGCAGGTGGCGCGCTCCTCCAGAGAAAGCTGATAGATCGCGTAGCCTGCCAGAGGGCCTTTCAGGACGGCCTTGCCCAGCTTCGTGTTGCTGTGGCCTGAGACGAGGAACCGGGGGCTCTGCGTCGAAGGCGTGACCGTCTTCATGAAGATCGTCCGACCCTCGCTAAGCGCAGCGTGGCCTTCTGGCAGGGGCACGACCCGGTCGGGCTCGATCGCCTTTGCCTCGAAGCGGCTGACGGTGGAACGGTGGGGCGCCATTACGCAGCGCTCCTGAGTTCGTCCCACAGCCCGTCGTTCGCCGGCTTCTTCCGAGGAACGTCGATGCGGTCGAACTTGGTGAAACTGGCGGCGCGGCGGTCGCCTCGGTCACGGAGAGGCGGCTGAACCGGTGCGAAAGCGATGACGCTGTGGCCCTCGCAGTAGACGCCCCGATGGATCGGGTTGCAGCACGACAGCATGGCCAGCCCTTCGCCGATGGGCCATTTGCAGCCGCGCCGGGCGTCGAGGAAGGGAAGGGCGTTCGGACTGGAGACCGTGACCTTCTCCGACCGGGCTATGGCAGCGCGACCTTCGGCGGCCTTTTCCCTACGGACCTGGGCCGTCGCCGTCGACGTGGCCTGAGACATCAGTGAGAACGAACCCGGCGCCTTGGCCTGCGGACCCGGCTTCGGAGGGCGGATATGCGAACGGACGACGGAGGGCGCCTTCTTGCGCGGTGTCCCGTCAGCCGCTTCCTTGCGCATGTAGCCCAGCCGGTAGAGGCGACCGATCACGGAGTTGCGCGTCGTGCCGGGGATGGCCCGCATGATCTCAGCCGCCGACTTGCCTTGCTTCCAGAGGCTGACGGCAAGCTCTTCATTTTTCGGGTCTGCCCACACGCCGCAGCGCGGCTGAACACGGGTCCGCTCCGGAAGATCGAGAACACGCCTGCGCCTTGCGATCGTGTCGTAGGAGAGGCCCAACTCCTTTCCGATGGCGTCGACGCCCAGACCTGAGTTCCAGCCGTCCGTGAGCTTCTGGTCCATGTCTGTGGTCCAGACCGTTGGTGTTTTCCAGATCATGCGGTTCTCCTGAAGTTCATAGGGTCCCAGCGGCCGGCATGGGTCGGGTGGCGAAGGCGAAGAGCGCAGAGCCAGATCCCGAAGGCATCAGCCTCATCGGAGGCGGCTTCGCCCTGGTGGGTGTAGGTGTGGGGATCGAGACCGAAGGCGCGGCAGGCGCGGACCATGTCCGGCTTCTTGGCGTTGCCCTTGCCGGTCAGGGCCTGCTTCGCCGATGCAGGCTGGACCTCAGCGCATTCGAGGCCTTGGCGGAAGGCGATGCGCTCCAGTTCCCCAGCGAGACCCTGCAGCTTTCGGGTCGTGAGGATGCTGACGCCGCCTTCCACCTTCTTGGTCCCCGGATTGTACTTGGCGCGGGGAAGGACCGGCGCTTCGAAGACCACGAGGGTCGGCTCGACACGGTCGAACAGGCTCAGGATGTGGTCCTCGAAGGCCGCGAGGAAGCGCCCGACGTCGTCACCCGTCGACGGCAGCCGGAAGTGCTCCAGCGTCGGGATTTCGCCGGTGTCGGCGGCCCCGAAGCAGATGCCGGTCTGAGTGGCGAGGTCGAGCGCGAGGAACATCAGGCGGCCTGCTGCTGGTGTTCGGTGTCGTCCTCGCCGTCGTTGGCGGCGGGCTTCTGGATAGCGGCCAGCATTTCGGCCTGGGCCCGGCGCCAGCCGCCCGAGAAGTCGGGGATGTTGTTCGGGGCGATCCAGTCGGGAGCGACCTCATCCTCACCCCGGCGGCCCATGGCGTAGCCGTGAGCGTCGGCGTCGACGGCGTCGCGAGCGGTCTCGCCGAGGCCGAACAGATCGGGTTGGGTTCCGGCAGGCAGGCCGGCCCAGGTCCGCAGCTTGGCGCGGCGCTCTTCTTCGGCGACGAGGTCGCGGCGGCTGGACTTGCCGTCGTCGAGGATCGCGGCCAGCTCCTTCCGGGTGAAGCCGTCGGTCTTCGCGTCCCGGAACATGTCCGTCATCGTCGACTTCTCGGCATCGAATGCGGCCTTGGCGATGGCGACCTTGTTCTGCTGGATGCGCAGCTTGCCGAGGTGCGAGAGGAAGTTCGCCTCCTCGCTCGCGTTCGGGATGGATGCCGACGAACCGGCGGGCGGTGTGGGGTCGGCTTTAAGCGTTCTGGCCATCTGGCCCTCCTGTTCGACCGGTCAACGGGCCGGTCGGTCCCGTTGGTGGTCAGTGTCGAGGGCCGCGCAGGGCCGCGTGGACGATGTCCTGCTGGCGCTGGTCGATGTCTCGGGTGCCCTTGTGCTTGTCGCGGCGGGCCTCGCGCTGGCGGCGCACGTCAGCCTGAAACTGGATCCACGCCCGGCGCGAGTAGATGGCCTGGATCGTCGGGCTCTCTGAGCGCGGGCGGTCGGCGAAGAAGGCGGCGATGCGGGAGAGGAAACCCATCACGCGGGCTCCTTCGCAGGCGCGCGGACCGGGTTCGGGTTCTCGATGGTGTTCTCAGCGGCCAGCCAGACCGACCAGTCGCGGCGCTGGACCTTGCGGAACATGAAGTGCGGGTAAAACCCCTCGTCATCGACCTCGACGCCGAACAGGCCCTCGATGTCGGGATGGGGCGTAAGCCCACGAACGACATAGGCGCCGCCGTCGGTCAGGGAGCACGGAGGGGCCTTCGGAAGGAACACGCCGAGCCAGATGTCGTAGAGTTGGCCAAGGATACCGCCGTCGTCATCGACTGCGATCACCTCATCGCCGGGCTTGAGATCGCACATCAGCGCTTCTCCGTTTTCGATTTGCAGTGAGCCAAAAGGGCCAACAGGGGCCGCAGGGCGTCATGGATCAGGGGGATCGCCACAGTGCCGTCCATGGCGTCGAACTCGCCGTCGGCGGCGCGGCGGATGATCTCGCCGACCAGCTCGCCGGACTCGGCGGTGAACGTCGCCAGTTGGGCTTGCAGCGCGACTTGGTCGATCACGCCCATGGGGACGAAGACGCCGCCAGCTTCGAGGGCCAGGTGTTCGGCCAGGGCATGGCCGCCGGCCCCAGCGAGCTTGCAGGCCTCGGCATAGGAGAGCTTCGCTTCCTTGCGGCGCTCAACGTCCGGGTCACAGGCGGTGTAGAGCCAGTAGGGCTGGCGCTCGATGATCTCGGCGGCCTCGTCCAGCGTCCCCACCTGCGAGACGGCATCCGACAGCGCCTTGTGGACGCTGCCATGGGGACGGGGCTTGACGGGTTTGAAGGTGGCCATGGTCTCGTTCTGTTCGCCCCAACCAAGGGGCTCAGGTTCGGGGTGCTGGAAACGGCGCTTTCAGGCGATGAGGGGATCGGGCTGAGACGGAGTAGGCGTGTGATCGTTGGCTGGGACGGGAAGGTGCGGCGGGAGGCGCTGTTCGCGGACGGACGCAACTGCGGTCGTCAGGATTGCCCGTGCGCACTCGTTGCCGAACTTGACGGTGTGGGCCTGGTCGATGGCGGACTGGAGAAGCCGAAGCGTCTCGCCCTCGTCGGCGCAGGCGTCAGCGGCCAGCAGCAGGTCCGCCAGACCATCCGACAGCTCCATCACCCGCTCACAGAGCGACATGGACGGCTCCGATGATGCAGGGCGTGGCCATCTGTCACGCCGCCTCTGATTGGGCGGGGGAGGCGTCGTTGGCGGCGGACCTAACGAGCGCAACGTCATCGTTGAGCGTGGCGGCGTCTATCCGACCTTTGGAAAGCCGCTCGATCTGCAAGGCCACGGCCACGCTGGCCGATCGGTTCCCGGATTCGAGATCATGAGCCTGTCCGCGGCTTTTCAGGCCGAGGGCGGCTGCGAAAGCCTCAAGCGAGAGACCAAGCTCTTTTCGGAGGGCGCGAATGTCCATGAGCAAGAGTTCGCACATGGGAAACATTTTCGCAAGCCGGTTGTTCGCCAGCGGCTTAACGACGGCCGCCTGTTAGTTTCGCACAATGCAAACATGGCGAGACAGCGCAAAGGCCGACACGAACTCTACGACCAATACCGAGCCGCGTCCGGCTGGTATCTGGCCGCTTGGCGTGACTTCAGGAAGCTGACGCTTGAGGAGTTAGCCGAGGAGATCGGATCCTCGAAGGGTTATGTCAGCGACTTGGAAACGGGTGCGGCGCGTCCAGACCGACCCATTCGCCGGTTCAACCGCGACTTGGTCGAAAGCGTTTCGAAGGCATTGAGTGTGACTGGTGGTCGCCTGATCGACGTCAACCCGTTCACAATGGATGCTGACGCCGATCAGTTTGATGCTGCGCTGAAAGCCCTCGATCCGATGCAGCGACAGGCCGTTTTCCAGTTGGCACAGACACTTGGCGGCAAAACAGGGACAGACGGATGATCGCAACCGTTCTCGCGGCTGCAATGGCGCTCCAATCCGCCCAGCAGTTCGATCTTGCCTGCACAGGGTCGTCGTTCAGTCGCCTCCAGGGCGGCCGGGGCGAGGCATTCAATGTGACGCTGCGGATCGACCTCGCCGCCAATCGCTGGTGCGACGGAGATTGTTCGGCTCCAATGGCTATCGTGAGCGCCACGCCTGACGCCATCGTCCTCGAAGATGTCCAGCCGGCGCCACGGGGCCTCAATATCCGGCGCAAGACTGAGATCAATCGGGTCACCGGCGTCTACGACTCGTATTTCTCTGCGATCGGATCGACCGTTCAGCAGGGCCGGCAAGAAGCTCGGTGCGAAGTGAAGCCATTCTCAGGGATGCCGCAAGCGCGCTTTTGACGCCTTGGAGGTAGGGCGCCGGTCGAAGCAGCGTCCATTTGTCCTACGCCGCGTCAGCCTCCCAAGGGTCGGGCGCCGGGGGATCGATGAGCATCGCCGCCGCCGGGACCTCGCCCAAAATCAATAGAACCTCGGGCTCGCTTTCGGTCTCGGCGTCGTCGTCGATGCACTGCTGAAACACGAGCACGCCGTCAGCCTGGACCATCAAGATCCGGCCGCCTTCCTCGGCGTCCGTCGCGCACAGGAAGCCATAGGCCTCGCCGGGGCGGCCTTCCCAAAAGGGCTGTGCGATATAGCGGAGCCGGCGCGTCATGACTTTCTGTCCTCCCAATCCTTAACAGCGATTCGACACAGGTAGACGGTGGAGTCGAGTCCCCCGTCTGAAAGGTGCGACCATACCTGTCGCATTGACGTTCGCACACCGCAAACAAAACGCTTGCGATAAGGTTTCCCATATGCGAACAATCTCCCATCACAAGGGAGACGAACATGTCGCTCAAGACCACCAAGACCGAAGCCCGAGACGCGCTCGACTGGTTCCGCGCCAGCTGCCCGATGCCGTCGGAAGAGAACCGCGCGCACCGCCAGAAGCTGGAAGCCGCCGCCCGTGCCGAGGAAGAGACCGACCCGGACTACTGCCTGAAAACGGCGGAATGGCTTGAGCGGATCGCCGCCGAGAAAATCGCCGCTGGCGGTCGCTACGAGCCCGCCGCGTCCAACGAAAATCTGGCTGAGGCCGCGCGCCTCCGCGCCATCGCCGCCGCCCTGACGGCTCCCTTCACCTATGCCGAGGCCGCGTGATGTCGATGAACCCCATCGGAGGCGAGACCTATCGCCGCCTCGACGCCGTCCTGACGCCCATGGTCGACCGCTTGTCGGTGTCCGTGCTGGCCTCGGCCGCCAACGAGGTCGCCCCGCGCTTCGTCGCTGAGGGCAGGGACGTGGTCTCCGTCGGCTCCGGCAAGCGCCGGTCGCCTCAACAGGCTCGCGACTATCTGCGCTTCGTCGCGGAAGACGCCCTGTCCGTGCGCGAGGACATCGTCGCCGAGGTCGACATCGTCATGCTTGGCGACCTGATCCGAGCCATCCGTGACGCCGAGCGCGGCGAACCGACGCCACCGGCTGCGATTGCGAGGGCAGCATGAGGATCGAAGGCGATCTGGGCGTCTTCATGGGCGCCATCATCCTTTGGATTTCGGCCGTGACCTGCGGCTTGGAATGCATCCTCGCCGGGGTCGAAAACGACTGGGGAAGCTGCGCTTTCAAGTTCGTCGCGACCCTTGGCCTTGTCTCCATCGGACGTCGCGTCTGGAGGGCCGCATGACCGGCGCTCCGCACCCCTTGGGCGTCGAGAGCCATCCCGATTGGGAGGCCGTGAACGAGCGCTATCAGGCCAACGCCAACGACAACGAATGGCTGTCGCAGTTCGTCGCGCCCCGGGAAATCCCGATGGACGACGACCACGACGATCCGGTTGAGCCCCGCGACATCCGGCCCTCGCTGCTGACGTTCGTCGTCTGCCTGGCCCTTATGATCGGCGGTATGCTGGCCGTGATCCTGCCGGCGGTTCTGAAGTGAGCGCCGTCTATCATCGCGATCTCGCTCAAGGCTCCGGCGACTGGCTGGAAATCCGGCGAGGTCTGCTGACCGCGAGCGAAATGCGTCTGCTGGTCACCCCCGCGACCATGAAAGCAGCGGCGAACGACAACGCCCGTGCCCACCTGTTCACGCTCGTTTCGCAGCGGATCGCTGGCTACGTCGAGGACACCTACACCGGCTATGACATGCTGCGCGGGCATGAGGACGAGATCGACGCCCGGATCGCCTATGCGCAGAACTACGCGCCTGTCGAGGACTGCGGTTTCATCACGAACGACCGCTGGGGCTTCACCATCGGCTATTCGCCGGACGGTCTGGTCGGCGACGACGGGCTGATCGAGTGCAAGTCCCGCAAGCACAAGTTTCAGGTCGAGACGATCCTCAAGTCGGTCGCCGAGGACAAGGTCCCTGCTGAGTTCCTGATCCAGTGCCAGACCGGCTTGCTGGTCAGTGAGCGGAAGTGGCTGGACTTCATCAGCTACAGCGCCGGCCTCTTCATGGCGACGGTCCGGGTCTATCCCGATCCCGTGATCCAGGAGGCCATCGTGTCCATCGCGACCGATGCCGAGATCAAGATCAACCAGATGCACGCCGAGTTTCAGCGCGTCTGCAAATCCGGCGTCCGACTGCTGCCGACAGAGCGTCGGCAAGATCAGGAAATCAACATATGACCGACCTGCGGCTCACCATCCAGCCGAAGAGCGACCAGCTCAACGCCGACGACCTGATCGGGCGCTCCCTGACCATCAAGGTCTCCGGGGTGAAGCTGTCCGGCGACGCGGATCAGCCGGTCTGCGTCCACTACGAGGGCGACAACGGCAAACCCTACAAGCCCTGCCTCTCGATGCGGCGGGTGATGATCAAGGTTTGGGGTGATCAGGGCGCCGCCTTCGTCGGCAAGCGCATGACCCTCTACCGCGACGACAAGGTCACCTTCGGCAAGGACGCCGTCGGCGGCATCCGCATCTCGCACATGTCGGACATCGACCGCGAGGTCACGATGGCCCTGACGGCGACCCGCGCCAACCGGAAGCCCTACACCGTGAAGCCGATGGCTCCCGAGCGCGGCGAGCCGGTCGAGAGCGTGGACCTGCTGACGGTCCTGACCAAGGGTCGCGCTGCAGCCGCGCGCGGTTCTGCTGCCCTGACGGCGTGGTGGTCCTCGCTAGACCGGGACGAGAAGGCCGCCGCCAAGCCGGTCCTCGACAGCGAACTCAAGGCCGCTGCAGCGACCGCCGATCAGGCTGCGCTAGATACCACAGACGACGACTTCCCCGGCGGACGCCCCCCGAGCGCCCGTGAGGACACGACAGCCGGGTCCGCTGAGGCCAACGCCGATGAAGGGTCGGGCTTGGCTGTCGATGTCATCGCATGGGCGGACAAGCTGATTTCCGATCTGCCCTTCTTCACGCCGGAGCAGGTCGAGTTTCTGGAGAGCGACCGGAAGGAGCTGGCGAAGTTCGCCATCCTCAAGGCGACCGACATCGACAAGGCCCGTGAGCTTGAGCGAGCCATCGAGGCCGTCAAATGACCCGGTACGCCGCCGACACCTCGGTCTCCACCGAGAAGAGCCGCGCCGAGATTGAAGCGATCCTGCGCCGCTACAAAGCGACCTCGTTCGGATACATGACGAACGCCGCTTCAGCCCTGATCTTTTTCGAGATCAGCGGGCGCCGGATCAAGTTCGTCCTGCCAATGCCGGACCCGAAGGCTCGGGAGTTCACCCATACGGCGGTGAAGAACCAAGCGAGGTCGCCGGCCGAAGCTGAGAAGGCATGGGAGCAGGCCGGGCGCCAACGGTGGCGGGCTCTTGCCCTCGTGATCAAGGCCAAGCTGGAGGCGGTCTCGGCGGGCATTACGACCATCGAAGACGAGTTCCTGGCCCACACGGTTCTCCCCGACGGCTCAACTGTCTCGGAGGCCATGCAGGACCGGATCTCGCTGGCCTATATGAACGGCCAGATGCCTCCGCTGATGCTGGAGGCGCCGCGATGACCCGTCTCCTGCAGATCGAGGCCCAGATCGCCGCGCTCAAGGCCGAGAAGAAGGCGCTGCGGACCACGACGTTCGCGCCCGGCCGGAACCCGCATCGGTCCTATAAGCCGAGCGGGGAGGGCCAGCGCGCACCCCGGCGCCACGATAACGCGCACCTCGCGTGGATCCGCCGGCTGCCCTGCGTCGCGACCTACGTCTCGACCGGGCGGCTGGTCTACGGTTGTCAGGCCGCGCACCTCCGCCTCTCCTCTGCCCGCCACGGCAAGACCGACCCCGGCATGCAGCGGAAGCCGGACGACATGTGGACCACGCCCCTGTCACCGGAGCAGCATCGCATCCAGGGCGATGTGAAGGGCGAGGCCCGGTTCTGGGGTGACCTCGGCGTCGACCCATTCTTGCTCTGCCAGCGCCTCCATGCCGTCAGCGGCGACGACGCGGCCGGGCTCGAGGTGATCAGATCCCTTCGGTCGGGAGGCTCCCCCCAATGACCGGCGATAGGCAAGACACACACAGTCGGGTTGATGGCGGGCGTGAACGCCAGATCGCGGTCTATCGTGAACGGCTGGCTCAGCAGCTTGAGGCCCATAAGGGGCGCATCGACAAGGGCCTGCAGCCGGTTTGCGGCCTGCGCCTGATGGTGCCGGGTTCCGCGGTCGTGATCCCCGACATTCATCCGTGGATGGGCGAGACACCGTTCGCGCAGTTCTCGCTCGATAGCCGCGATCCTGCTCTCTACGCCATGGCCGCAGATTGCGCCTCTGAGCTTGTGGAATATGCCCGATCCGCCCTTTCCAAAGCCAAGACAGAGAAGGCCGGTGGAGAAGGGGCTGGTCATGAATAGCTTTGTCCACTCCGGGCAAGAGCCCTCCGTACCCGCCGATCAGTCGTCCGGTGTCACCACTCCCGTCAAAGAGCGGCCCATCCTGTTCAGCGGCCCCATGGTGCGGGCGTTGCTGGCGGGCCGAAAGACGCAGACCCGGCGTGTCGTGAAGGGCGTCCCATCATGGGATCACTACGGCAAGGACATCATGGACTGGGGCCTCTCAGGCATCCACCAGTTCGAAAATGATCTGGACGGAACCGATCGCTGGGCAGTGGACGTCCAGACCGATGTTGACGACTACTCCCGCACGCTGATCCGCTGCCCCTACGGCAAGCCGGGCGACCGGCTCTATGTCCGCGAGACGTGGAAGCCGCATTCGCTCTTCGCCGACATGAAGCCGCGCGACGTCCCGTTCAGCCGGATATTCTACCGGGCCGACGACGCCTACGCGCCCAGCAATACGCCGTGGAAGCCGGGTATTCATCAGCCGCGCTGGGCCAGCCGCCTCGTGCTGGAGATCACCGAGGTCCGGGTCGAGAGACTGAACGACTGCTCCGAGGATGACGCCCGCGCCGAGGGCACGCAGGAACCGACCCTGGTTCCGATCATCGGCGCCTGCTGGTCCGAGCGAGACGCCTACGCGAAGCTCTGGGAGGCCATCAACGGCGCTGGATCATGGTCCGCCAACCCGTGGGTCTGGGCTGTCTCCTTCCGCGTGCTGACGACCTCTGACGCCACTGGAGAAGGGGAGGGGGTGTGACTGTCGCCGCTCCCCTCGCTGTCGATCTGTTCTGTGGCCTTGGCGGCTGGACCGAAGGCCTGCTGGCTGAGGGCTGGCGCTGCCGTGGCTACGACATCGAGAGCCATGAATACGGCGACGAGCGCTATCCCGGCGAGCTGATCCTGGCTGATGTCATGGCCCTGACCGGCGCCGACGTGGCGGATGCTGACCTGATCGTCGCCTCGCCGCCCTGTCAGGAGTTCAGCTACATGGCGATGCCGTGGAGCCGGGCCAAGCAGATTGGCCGCGCGCTGCGGGGGCAGGACGAGTTTCCCGAGGGCTATCGGGGCTCCCGCACCATAGCCGACCTGACGGCCCTGTTCGACGCCTGCTTCCGCATCCAGCGTGAGGCAAACGAGATCCGGGCCGCTCGCGGTCAGGTGCCGATCCCCATGGTGGTCGAGAACGTCCGCGGCGCGATCCCGTGGGTTGGGCCGGCAGCGTGGAGCTACGGATCGTTCTACCTCTGGGGCGACGTGCCAGCGCTGATGCCTGCACCGCAGCGCGCGCGAAAGAACGGGGACCTCGGAGGAGGTTCGTGGTTCGCGATCGGATCGCCGGGGCAGACCAACGTCAACAGCAACCCAGACGGCCGTAAAGTCCCAGCCTTGGACGGCGCGCGGCGCACGGACAAGGGCAAGGGCGCCAGGTTCACGTCACGCGATTGCGGTGTCGAGCGCGACATCACCAGCGGCCGCAAGGGTGGCGGCGACTGGTTCGGCTCGGGCGATGATTGCTCGCTCCAGCGGAAGGCGTCCTCGGGCTCCAGCGCTCGAAAGGCCGCCAGCGCGAAGATCGCGAAGATCCCGATCGCCCTCGGCTCGCACATCGCGCGCGTCTATCGCCCCATGTCGGAGGCCGCATGACCGTCTCCCGTGCCGCCTCGCACCGCCAGATCGAGATTTCCCGCCAGCAACAGAAGGAGGCTCTGCATGGTCGGCCCGCGTCGTCGGGTTCGCTTCTTCAGGATGAACTTCGGGTCGGGGTTGCCTATCACGGCACCCCGATTACCCCTCGCACCGTTCTGGAAGCGATGGGCGCGCGGGACTACTGCGTCTCCTTCTACCGGCCCGACGACGTCGAATGGATCGACGCCAACGCCCGGTCGTGGTTCGCCGACAACGGCGTCTTCTCGTTCTGGATGGCCGCGCTGAAAGCCAAGCGCGACATGGAGATGAGCCGCGAATATCTCGACGCCTATTACGCCTTCGTGCGCCGCTGGGTCCATGAGGGCTCCGGGGCCTGCAAGTGGGCGGTGATCCCCGACCCCATCGGAACGGGCACCCAGGAACTCGACGCCCTGCTGCGTGAGTGGCCCGCCGACCTCGCTGACTACGGCGTGCCGGTCTATCACCTCGACGAGCCGCTGGAGCGCGCCCTGATGCTGCTGGAGCGCTATGGGCGCCTGTGCGTCGGCGCGACCGGGGAATATCGAGTGATCCTGTCGCCCGACTTTTGCGGCCGGATGGATGACCTGTTCGACGCCGTCGCCGGATCGTTCAGCGAGGTCCCGCCGATCCACATGTTCCGCGGCCTCCAGCTCCTGAAGCCGGAACACCCTTGGCCCATCACGACGGCCGACAGCACCGACCGGGCCCGCAATCACAACCGGCTGAAATGCCTTGGCGACCGCTATTTCTGGGCCGTCAAGCAGACCGCCGACCGCTGGGACCACATGGCGGCCCGCCGGACCTTCCAATGGCCGCCAGCCCACCAGCACGAACTTTTCGGAGCCGCCGCATGACGCCGGCCGATCATCACCGCCACACGGCTGCTGCCTGTCGTACCGCCGCTGAGATCTGGCGCAACGACGGGTCCAAGCCCCACGCCGATTTTGCCTCGGTTCTCGATGCCTGGGCCGCCCGATCCGACCGCAGAGCCCTTGAGGCTGAGAGCGCTAACCCTTTCGAACAGATGGAGCTATTCGCATGAACGAACAAACCGACTGCTGGCCTGCAATCAAGCGCATCGACGACGACGCGGAGAACGTCTGCAAGTTCGTATACACCCGCCCTGACGCCGTCGTGGAGTCGGTCCTGTACCGCTACCCGACCTATCTGGAGCGCACGGTCATCTGCTGTTCGACGCAGTCCGGGTGCCCTGTCGGGTGCCGGTTCTGCGGTGCGGGCGACTATTTCGTCCGCTCCCTGACGGCTGCTGAGATCGTCGAGCAGGCCGTCTACAGCGTTCAGGTGGCCGAGCGGGCTGAGGGCATCAAGGCCGCTGATATGGGTCGCCTCCAGATCATGTTCATGTCGATGGGCGAGCCCCTGTTGAACATGAAGGGTTTGGTCCCGGCACTGCGCGAACTCTACCACCTTTACCCGAACGCGGCGCTGCTGATCTCCACCTCGGCCCCGGCGATCAACTACGACGAGGTCATTGCGATCTCGCGGGAAATCCCGACCATCGGGCTCCAGTTCTCGGTTCACGAGTCCACCGACGTCGCCCGCGATGCGCTGGTCCCGTTCAAGAAGAAGCTGACCCTGCGCCAGATCGCCGACGAGGGCGAGCGCTGGTTCGATGCCACCGGGCGTCACCCGTTCTTTAACTACTGCGCCCACGACGGCAACGCCTCTCAGGAGGACGCTGACCGCATCGAAGCGCTCTACGACCCGAAGGTCTGGTGCGCGACCGTGAGCGTGGTCTGTGAGCGCGACGAGGGGATGCCGAAGACCAACCAGCATCAGCGCGGCCTCGCCAGTGACTTCGCCTCCAAGATGGTCGCAGCGGGCTACGACACCCGCATGTTCGACCCCGCCGGCCAAGACACCATCGGCGGCGGCTGCGGCCAACTCTGGTTCGTGCAGGAGTGGATGCGCGAACACCCGGACCAGGCTCGGCCCTCCATCGGTCATGGTCGCCAGATCGTTCACGCTCCGGAAGCCGCCGAGGTCTCGCAATGATCACCCCAGAACAAGGGTCTGTCCTCACTGACGACCAGATTGCGCTTCTGAAGGATGGCGACTGGATTTTGACCCGTCGTGGTCATCCCTTTCAGTTCCTTCATGCGGACGACATGGTCGCCCCGACCGACACCTTCATCGGTCGCCCTGATCCTGATGGATGGCTCGTCTGGTCGGGAGGGGAGAACCCGGTTCCGGGGCAGCGTGTCAGAGTGCTAATCAAGGGCCTCGGCGACGCGGTGAACAATGGACACGGCCTGTCCGACGATCTCGTTTGGTCGTGGGCCGAACAGGACGCCCGAGCATGGGACATCATCGCCTTCCGTCTCTCCAGTAAGAAATCTGAGGAGACTACGCTTCGCTCCGTACCCGTAGCGGCAGAAGGCGACACGGTCTGTCATGACTGCCGGGCGGTCAACCCGGTCTGGTTTGCCCCGAACGACCTGTGGCGTCGCGCTCTAGGCGGTGCGGAAGGCGTCCTCTGCCCCATCTGCTTCATCGCGAAGGCCGAGGCAGCAGGGGTCCGACCGACTGCATGGATGATCTGCGAGGAGCCCCTCGAAAAAGTCGATCCAGCCGTGGCGGAGGGCATCATTTCTCGGACGATCTTAGATGCTTGCTGCGACATGCACATAGATATTCCTGTCGAAAGCCACGAGGCCATTGCCGCGCTAATCGTCACCGCGCTGACTGGCAACGCCTCCGCGAACACGGTGGGTATGGAGGCCCTTCAGGGCCGGAATGAACCAAGCCCTCATCCAGAGACAGAAGCACGGATAGCTTTGGACCGGCTTGCGAAAGCGACGGATCGACTAATGTCGGCATGGCCTTCAACGCATGTTCCCGGCGCTCCGCTATGCGTCGAGGTGTCGGAAGCTCTGAACGCTGCCAATGCCCTCCTTTCCCCCAAGGGGAAGTAGGATGATCCTGAAAGCTACCCTCAGCACCGTCAGAAACGGCTTCTCCTATGAACGCGACCGGATAGCAGCGTGGGATTGGGACGACCTGACCGCCAAGCTGCGCGAGTCGATGGAGCGCCTTTCCAACGAGAACCCTGACAGCGTCCTGATCAAACTGGAGCGCCCACAATGACCCTCTCCCCCACCCTTGCCGTGGCCCAGACATCTGGGTCTGTCGTAGTGCAGAGAGAGTTGCTGAGCGAGGCCGCTGGCATTCTCGACTGTGAAGGCTATGGCCCGATCTCGTCGCAACTGAACGCGCTTCTTGGTGCGGCTGCTTCTTCCTCGGAAGGTCCGCTTGAACGTGCCTTGGCCTTCATGGACTTCCTGACGTCCGATCCGCTTTTGGGCGGGGAAGATCAGCTTCTCACCGTGTCTGACATTCAACTGAATGCGGCTATCGAACTAGCGTCGATCCAGCGTCAGATTGCTCTAGAGGGAGTAGAGAAGCCTCCCCCACGGCACAGGGGGAGGCGGTGATCCTCCATCGCAAACTAGATCGTGCTGTCCGCGCATTGGAACGGGCGGGGTTCACGGATTGCGGAGGGCAGGAATGGAAGCCGCCCCTTGGTCCAGTGCCGGAGGGCTACGCCACCCCACAGGCAGACGTTACCGGGCTGGTGGAGGCGCTGGAGAAGATCAAGGCCCTAGATTGGCGTCGCGACCCAGCTGACGATTTTGACCGGGGGATTTTGTCGGCGCGTCGTCAGGCTTCCGAGTGGGCCGCCAAAGCCCTCGCGTCTCAACGCAATGGAGCGGGAGAGCAGCCATGAGCCTGTCATACGGTCCGGTCTTTTTGTGGATTCCTCGTCGTCTGACCGGTGGCACATGGGCGTGGCTCAGAACGGTTCAGCGCGTGTCCGCTAACGGCCCCTACGGACGCGCCCATAGGTATCGGGATTACAGCAAATGACCGGTCTCGCAGGCCTCCGTTCCAACACTGAAGAGCAGCGAAATGACTAGGGTTCATTCGAGCGAAGACGCTCTCATACCTACCGCACAGGATGCTGGCGGTTCCAGCCTCGGTAAGTTCTGTGACGCCTGTCAGGCCCACCCTCGCTACGGCTTTTGCAGCCTGCCGGGTTGCCCTGAAGTACCCCCTGCGCCCGACCTGGTTCGCGAGATCGGCCGCCTGCGTACAGCGCTGAAGGCTATCCACGATGCGACGGATGACGAGATCGCCGTTCGCTTCCGAACAGGCAACAAGTCCGAGGCCGAAATGGGCCGGAACAGCCGCATCTATTCGATGCTGGTGGTGCCTAGAAACATGGCGCGCAACGCTCTAGCGGCGGTGCCCTCATGACCGATCTCTGGACAATGACGGAGGCTAGACTTCCCCCAGTCGGGCAGGTCGTGGAAACCAAAATCAGTGACACCAGTGGTGAGCGCAATCATGCGCGCCTGAAGCGCGACGGGCGGCTCTGGTGGACCGAGAGCGGCAGCATGTACGTCTACTACACGCCGACGCACTGGCGGCCCGTCCAATGACCCGTCGCGTTCAAAACAGCGACAGCATTGCCCGCCTTGTCGTCCGGGAGCTTCGCGGCGGAAACAAGCTGAAGGAATGCGACGGCTGCGGTCTTGGCAAATACACGATGTGGTTCGGTGAGCGGTCTTTGTGCAAGACCTGCGCACCGACTGAAGGGGCAGGAAACACATCACCACACTCGGTAGGTATTTGCGAAGCAAATGAAACCAAAACTCCCAACATCAAAGGAGATACAGACCATGCAGGGTGAATGGCAATCGACAAAGGACAATCCGCCACCGATGGGGTTCTATCTGGCCCACGAGGGCGGAGCGATCAGAACGATGTGGTTCGACGGGAAGGTTTGGGAGCTTCCTGATTTCCCCGTCCTGATCCTACAGACCGGCGACCGGTTGGTCCCTCGGGACGTAGAGAAGCGGGCGTCAGGCGAGAAGTTGGGCATGTGCCAGATGATCACCGACCCGACCCATTGGATGCCGCTCCCAGAGGCGCCCCAATGACCGCCCCTACCATCCCCACCCATTCAGAACTGAGGGCGATCCGACAGCGTCAGCCGCGCGAAGATGCTTTCGCCCCGGCATTCTACGATAGCCTCGTGACCCATGCTCTGGACGCGTTGCGCGAGGGTCGTCGCTTTGAACTGAACGCAGACGGTGCGTGGTCGATCATCCAACAGGCGCATCAGGATCGAAAGGACGTCCTCTCCCTTCTCGACCAGATAGCCGCACTCCAGATCGAAACTGCTGAAATGCGGGCTCAACTGGAAAGCAGGACAATCGCCCTCATCGCAGCCAAAGCCCTTTCCACCCCTTCTACTGATAGCGGGAGAGACTGATGAGCGCTGCGAACGACAACGGCTTCAAGATCTCCTACTCGCCGGCCGAAGCCGCGGCGGCGACCGCCCTGGGGCTGACGACCATCTACGCGATGATGAAGGACGGGCGCCTGAAGCGGGTCAAGATCGGCTCCCGGACGCTTATCCCCAGGTCTTCTCTGGAGGCATTGTTTGGCGAGGACGGCGAAGCGGCTTAGGACAGAGCTTAGGACAGAGGGCAGGGGCGCCCCGCAAACCCAGCGCCAGCGCTACGACTGCGAATCCCTCTCTGTCCGCCACGATGCCTTTTCCTTCATGCGTTCACCGGATCAGCGGCTGGCGAGTGGCTGGTGATTAGTGGCTAGTGGCTGGTGGCGAGGGTCGAGAGTCCACCGTGTCCCGAAAAATTGAAACTGGAGACACTGGACCCTTGGGCGGATTTCAGCGGGAGCGGCGGGCGTGTGTGTGCTTGGGCTGTCGCGCCTGGACTCGGGTCGGTCGCGCAGTCGAATGACGATGTGAAAGACCGGGAGGGCGGCCGCGAGCGGTTCGCGCGCCTCAGTGTCTACAAGGGGTCGCCAAGTGCCGGTTCAAGGCCTGTGCGGCGGAGAAATGCAGCGGCCGGAAGGGGCGGGTGTCTCCGCCGAGGATCGCGAAGGGGCGAGAGTATCAGGGTCGGGAGTGTCGCTCCGGCAATGCGCAGCTACCACTGCCGGAGGGGGATGCCTGATGGCCAAATCCGTTCCGCGGGGTTTTCGACTCCTGCCTCTGCAAGAAGTACAGCGAAGGCATCAAAAGTGACGAAGGGGTCCTCCGTCGGACCAATGATTAACCTGTAAAGTAGGTCCGGAATTGCTGCGCCGTTTAGGCCGTGTTCGATATCGTTCACCAGCGGGAGCTTCTGAATTACTTGTGGGACGCCCCGCACAGTCTGGACAAATGGAATGACGACGGGCGAGCGCGCGACGTTCGGTGAATAAATGACGCGCCATTCGCGTTCTTCGCTGAACGCGGGATGCTTAGTGCACAGTACCGTAAAGCGAAGGACCATAAACATCATGTCTCGGATTGCTTCCGCCGGGACTAGTTCAAATGCGTCGCGCTTAGCGATTATCCCGTCCGCAGTCCGGTCGAATTGCTGTTCCACCATTTCGGTATCGCCATAGAACACTGGGGCAGAGTAGGCATGAAGGTTGTCGGTCTCAGTCTCAAAAGGCGTGCGATTGAGAACCAAAGCGACGCCATTGCGACCGCCGTAGGCCCGCCACATCGATAAGCGACCAAGATTATCCTCGTCAGGCCAGTGTTCTGACAGGCTAGTCAGGAAAGTGTTATTCTCGAGATCTCGCTGCCACGACGTAAAGAGGGTTTCGATGTCGGTGATGATGCCCGGATACAAGCCCTCGAGAACAGCCTTCAACTTCTCGCCGCCGGGGGCTTTCCATGCATCGAAAACACACTTTTTGCCGTGATGTATTTCCGAGAAATCATTCATGGTGATCGCGTTTCGCATCCAGACCGCCTTGTTCTGGATGATGCTCATTGCGACCTCTGCGGAGGTGTAGTGAGCGAAGCGAACGTTATTTTCGATAACCTCGTCACGTCGCTGCACAGCGTCAGTGAGGAAGATCGAATTTAATAGGCGGACCATTTCCGCTTCTTCTTCTTCCGCGCCCATTCTGCTCCCCGAAAGACCCCAGGGCAGCCTAACATGCAGAAGCTCGAAACTCGACCAAACGTAGATTTTGCTACGCGGCCAAGAAGGCCGACGCGAGCTCGGCCAAATAGGCGTGCCGCCTCACCCCACCCGGTTCTTCACCAGATCGTCCACCACGCCCGGATCCGCTAGCGTCGACGTGTCCCCCAGCGACCCCAGGTCGTTCTCCGCGATCTTCCTCAGAATCCGCCGCATGATCTTGCCGGAGCGGGTCTTGGGGAGGCCGGGGGCGAACTGGAGGGCGTCGGGGGCGGCGATGGGGCCGATTTCCTTGCGGACGTGGGCGACGAGGGCCTTGCGCAGCGCGTCGGTGGGCGCGACGCCGGCGTTGAGGGTGACATAGGCGTAGATGCCCTGGCCCTTGATGTCGTGGGGGAAGCCGACGACGGCGGCCTCGGCGACGTCGTCGTGCAAAACGAGGGCGCTCTCGACCTCGGCGGTGCCCATCCGGTGGCCCGAGACGTTGATGACGTCGTCGACCCGGCCGGTGATCCAGTAATCGCCGTCCGCGTCCCGGCGGCAGCCGTCGCCGGTGAAATACTTGCCCGGATAGGCCGAAAAATAGGTGTCGAAGAAGCGCTGGTCGTCGCCCCAGACGCCGCGCATCTGGCCGGGCCAGCTGTCGGTGATGACCAGATTGCCGCTGGCCGGGCCGTCCAGCACCTGACCCTCGGCGTCGACCAGTTGCAGCTCCACGCCCGGCAGGGGTTTGGTCGCCGAGCCGGGCTTGAGGTCGGTGGCGCCGGGCAGGGGGGAGACGAGGACGCCGCCGGTCTCGGTCTGCCACCAGGTGTCGACGATGGGCAGACGGCCCTCGCCGACGACCTCATGATACCAGCGCCAGGCCTCGGGGTTGATCGGCTCGCCGACCGAGCCCAGCAGGCGCAGGGACTTGCGGCTGGAGCGTTTCACCGGTTCGTCGCCGTCGCGCATCAGGGCGCGCAGGGCGGTGGGGGCGGTGTAGAAGATCTCGACCTGATGCTTGTCGACCACCTGCCAGAAGCGGCCGTTGTCGGGATAGTTGGGCACGCCCTCGAACATCAGGGTCGTGGCGGCATTGGCCAGGGCGCCGTAGACGACGTAGCTGTGGCCCGTGACCCAGCCCACGTCGGCGGTGCACCAGAAGACCTCGCCCGGACGGTAATCGAAGACCAGTTCGTGGGTGTAGCTGGCCCAGAACAGATAGCCGCCGGTGGTGTGCATCACCCCCTTGGGCTTTCCGGTCGAACCCGAGGTGTAGAGGATGAACAGCGGATCCTCGGCGGCCATC